GCCCCATTAAAGTCCAACCCCCATTTCCAGTTGTACAAAAAAGAGAAGGCACACGTGTACCTAAACACGTGCAACCTCCTCACATCGTTAACAGCTAAGAGATGTACAGCAAATTGTTCCCATATCAAGTCTGGCAAATGTAACATTATTAAATTCTTGATAGCCAGTATGGTCATCTTTGATGTTGTTAAATGACAGTCTTACTTGTCCATTATCAATTGTAATAGCACCATTAAACTCATAGAATATATCTGTTGTTCCCTTTTTTTGAATATACCCGCTAACAACTCCACCAAACATGTTTGACTCTGATTTACCACCACGAACTAAACAGTCATTATCTACAGTTGCTATGGTAGGAATTTCACCTCCACCAATGTGTATATCTGCAAAGTTAATGTAGAAACGTCCAACATTCCATGTTACCGTACCATTTGACATACAGATTTCACCTAAGCTAGGTATACTGCTAGCTACAGCAGTGTTAACATGATATGGTAAGCTCTGCTTATACTGTACGTCACAACTTCCACTTCTGATACCATCAAGTAGGTAGGTAGCTAGCAAGTCTTGATTCTCACTATTAGGGTGATTATTGTCACTAGCAAAACCGCCATAGTTATGCATAATATATTCAGAGTTTGTAATATATTTTGCACCATATTTTCCACACCTTGTATATGCAGGAATTACATTTTTAACAATCTGCTCACGCTTATCATAATTGCCACTCCACCCAATCATAGCGATGTAAATTTCAGCATTTTTAAACATTTGTTTAGCACTATCGATTGTACCTTTAATAGCTGTTGTGATAGAGGCTGTTGATGAAACAGCGTCATTCCATCCGCCTGCTATTAGTATTTTTTTAATTGATAAACGTTGTACGTCTGTCATTCTATTAAAAGCATCAGTTATAAGGTCTTTAAAATTTTTACCGAGACTACCTACACTGACGAACCCTGCACCACCTGCATATTGTTTCCAGAAATCAACATCTTCTGTCCATCCTGCATACTCACCCATTAAAGTAGGAAATCCTTTTACATTACCGTCTGGCGTGTAACCCTCGGCGTAGCTGTCACCGATAATAAGGACATTATTTGCTATAGTAGATGAAATAAGTGGTGTCTTATTGTTTGCTGTTAGAACCTTGACTATATTTTCATTTCGGTCTTGCATAGGTATATAGCTAAAGAACTCTGTTGTTTCTAACTGCACTGGTGTTTTATATTTCATTGGGTTGGTTGAATTTAGGTCAATCAATGACGCTTTTATTGTTTTAGTATTACAATTTTCTGTTGAGTTCCCTGTTACAGTCTCACTAACACTCTCATATTCATGGTTAACACTACCAGTGTATCTTTCATTTTTTTGTACACCAATTTCAACTTTGCTAGTTTTTGTTTTAATAGTGTGAATGTTTGCTTCTACATCTGCATCACTCGTGTATGTTTCTGTATTTGATTTTCCATTAGTAGTAATATCACCTGTGAATATTTCTTCTTTATTTACTCCCGAAATAAAGAAAGTACCTTTAAACGCTTCAGTTCTATTTATACCAGTAGTAGTAACATCACCACTATAGTTTTCTGTTATATTTACTCCACTTTTTGTTACATCACCGTTAGCAATTTCTTCTTTTGTTTTATACTCATTTTTTAAATTACCTTTGGTATTTAAAGAAACATCACCAGTATAATTTTCAGTTTTTGTTTGTCCGTTTAATACGCTTTTTGTATAAGAGATATTAGCGTTCTCGCCTGTAACATCTAACTGTTTAACAATTCCTTTGTAAACACTTCTTGCAATTTTAACAATGTTATTTTGACCATTATCAGCATAGCTTGTATAATTTCTAACACCGTTAATTTCAACATAGTTATCATTACCGTTAATAGTGAGTAGTTTTGTGGCGTCACTAGTCACAGTACATGAAATAACATTATTGTCAGAATTAAGTTTAATAAATTCCTTTCCAACTAAAGTAGAAATGGAATTGAATGTTATATTACTGCAATTAGAATCTCCTGTTCCGTTGATAGTCAATGCATTTTCAATAGCATGATCAAAAACTGTATGAGTAATCTGTACATTGTTACTACAAGTTAGGTTAGCTAGTGAGTATCCATCAGTAAGAATACACTGTGATATACTAATATTAACACCAGTACATTCAATAAGGTTAACATTATTTACCTGTATATCACCGTTACCATCAAGTTTAAGTCCAGTCAAAGTCAGTGTCTTAACATTACCTTTGAGCATAGGTTCTGTAACTCCACCTATAAGTACCAATCTGGTAACATATCTACCTTGTCCAAACATGGTAACGTCACTATTTTCTGGAAGTGTTAATGTACCAGTAAGATAAGCACCACTTGGGAAGTAAACGCACATACCGTTATGAGCTTTAGCATACTCCAAACACCCTTGAATAGCTTCGGTATCATCTGCTGATCCATCACCAACGGCAGGTTTTAAATTTTCTGGTGGATTTTTAACGCTAAGCATATAATCACTTAAAATCTCTGCAATAATGTTGTTAATCTCACCACTGGAAATGTACGTTTTAATGAGTTCTCTAATGTATTTTGGTAACTCATTATTGTTCTTAATCAGCTCGTTTAACTTTTTAACAATTTTACCCTGCACTTCCATATAACTAAGAGAGTCATCGTACACCAAAGGTAATACCTTTAAAGTCCAATATCTAAGTGTTTCTACGTCTGTAAACATATATTACTCCTTTCTACTCTACCATAATCCAAAAAATAATTCATCAAATTCTTTAATAACCTGCATGTCAATATTCAAGAAAGTTTCACGATATTTCATGATTAACGAACTGTAGTTTTCTGAATTTTGCTTACCTACAATAGTTTCGATATAATCTTCTGTAGTGTCAACATTACCGCTACTCTGTTCACTGTCTTTATAGGTACTTCCGCTTTTCTCGGTAGAATTACCACTTACACTTTCATTACCACTATTTGTAGTGTTAATCTTTCTAGCGTCTGTTAAATAGGTCTGGCTATCAACACCTACTAAACCACCTTGTGGTGTATCACTGAACAAGTTTTTTTCTTCTCCGTTTGCGTTACTATTTTTGTTACTACTTGTTGTCTGTGTTGTGTTAACATCTCTGCTTCCATTTCCGCTTCTGTTGTCTGTGCTTTTTTCGTTTTCAGTTCTGTTATGTTTTCTAGTTAAGTCAACATCATGGAATGGATCAAACTTCAACTTAGCACTTTCATATAACTGATTATAGTAAGGCATGATTTCTTCCAACTTAGTATTAACCCAAAGTTTCCAGATGCCCACAGTTTCACAGCAAATTTCTCTCAAATAATAGTGCTTTAAGATTTTACAACAAAGCACTTTTCTATAATCTTCATCAAAGAAATGTACTTTACTGGTAAAAATTTTATCCCATGATTTTGATATAACATCATCTACAGAGTTAAATCCAACACTTTCATCTAACCCGCTATCCGTTTCACAAATATACCTAACTTCTGTCGTGTATTTACTCATTTCCTGCACCACCTATCGTATCTGCACCGGGATCTTCTGGCTGATTATCGTCGCCAACCTGTTGAAAATCTTCACGATAATTGACTTCGATATTTGTACCAAACATATCATTTATTTTTTCAACAGCCTGTCGGCGTGATTCTAGTCTGCTATATCTACTAGCAATAGTACCACCTTGGTTACGTGTAACTTCATCAGTTATCAATCTTTCTTTCTTCTGAATATTGATATTACTTATACCTAGATAAGTTAGTGCTTCATTCCATATTTGTGTTTTTAACTGGTACAGTTTATCACACACATATGGAGCATTAGTGCTAAGTGCTTTCAGTACGTTAATATCCAGATTCTTATCACCAAAAATAAAAGGTGCGTTTCCGTCATATTCTTTATACAGATTTAAAAGAGTAAGTCTTTGCTTTTCATTACCTTGTACCAACACAGGCGTTTTCTGTGCGTTTGCATTGATATCAATAATTCTATCAATATTGTATAATCTTCTTGCAAACATTTCAACATCAAGAATACTGTTACCATGCAGATAATTATTCCAGATAATAACGCTGTCTTTATAAGTTAGTAACTTCTGGTAATTGTTGTAACCACTGTACGCTCTTCTTAACAATGGGTTACCATACACGTCAAGCCTACCATTAACAATACAATCTAAACACAAGTCCCCTATTACATCATCTTTGAAATAAACCATACAACCAGTTTCAAATAAATGTAATTCAATATATCTTGCGTCAACTGTATTTGGTAGATTCTTCCATTCAAACATGGATATAGCAAGTTCTGTTAATCTGTTCAAATACTGGCGATAAGTAAGGTTGTTCAACACCATACTTTCGTCAAAAATGTCATGCTTTCTTCGTCCCACTTTATCACCACCTTATTACACTGGACTATTGTCTAGGTCATATCTACCAACTTCATACCCATGTTTCCAGAATGTTACACCATTATCATAGATACTGCATATTTTTTTCATATCATCAGACGGCACACTACCTGTCATTGTAGCACTAACAGTTTTTACATAGTTCCAATGTGGTCTACTGTTACGATTAGGAATTTTTACTCTCTTAGTTGCATATCCAAACTTAGTAAAGAAATCGTCAATCATTCTTGCATATTGATAACTTACACTGATTCTTCCACCCCAAAATGTTTTCTTTCCACTTGCTACATCAACGTTACCACTGTGAATATTACCCCTTGCTACATCAGCTGCAATAGATGCCTTATAACCCTGTGATAATAAATTCATAACTGTTCCAACTCCTGCTAGTACACCTAGTGGTGGAAAGCTTACGCCTAAGGAAGACAATCCTAGTGCAGATACACCTGCGGTTGCTGTTGTAGCTAAAGGCAATGCGTTCTGTGCTAACCACGCTTTGAAAGAATCAGTTGACCAACTGCACATTGGATAATCGTCAAGTACCAATGATTCACCGTTAAGAGTTGTACCTACCTTACTACCCTTGTATCCGTTTGGTCTTAATGCTACTTGTATAGGCATTGTAACTGGGACATCAACATGAAGTGCTACAGTTAAATTGTTAAAAAATTCGTATCTAAAACTGGCTGTAGATTTTCCGTTTTCTACTGATAAATAGTTATACGGATAAGTGTACAGTTTGTTATTTTTAGGTTTATACCCGTCAAGTGTATCACGTGTTGTTAATGCTGGAACAGAAATGTCAAACCCAAAAGCTCCTTTTGAAAATAGTAATTGTAGACCGTCATCGGGAATGGCTTCACCGGTGGCTATAACAGGACACATGTAAAGACCTACAACAGCGTCTGGTTTTTGATTGTAACTATGCAATTTTTTAGTTAAAGCTGAAACACCTTTTTTATTTACATTGTATGCAAATAATGTACACCCACCATAAATACCATCATATAACGTCCCGTCTGGGTCTTCTGCGGTGTCACAGACCATACATATAATACACAAAGGGTCAAGTGCTTTAGTTAATTTCCCATAACCATTGTACACATATTCTCCTGTGTCAAGATTTTCTGGTATAATGTTAGCACCTATCTGGTCACTTTCCGAGTGTTCTCTTTCAACAAAACAATAATCTGGTGAGCAATCAAATAACCATGTCTGCATTACATCAATTTCAAAACTGATATTAGATGTAACGTCATTTACATATTCAACACTTGTAATAAATGCATAAAACCATTTATTTCCATAAGCTGAATTTTGAAACATCATGTAGTTGCAATCATAAAGACTGTCAGCGTTAATGCCAACTCTTGCTACTCCTTTTTGTACTCTTTGGTAACTATAGTTACTCATATTGTACTTAGTCAATGCACTGAAATATCCAAATTGTGCGCTCATACTGTCAAACCATAATGTATGGTCATAGGTTGTATCTAGTGGTACATCTTTTAATAACTTTATATTAGTCTGAGGATTTATATACATAATACATTCCTTTCTAACGGGTGTGTGGCAGTAGCATTATACCACCGCACACCCTTAGCATTACCCTTTTGTTAAGATAATATCAGTGCCAACAGTTGCAGCACCAGTAATAGGCGTTTTAGCTGTATACTTAGTACCGTTAATCTCTGCTACCAGTGTAATCTCTGTATCAACCTTACTGTTAGGAATTAGAACACCACCATATCGCTGAACAGCAATACCTGCCGTAGTCAACACTTCGGTCTGAATGAAGTTTACATTGTGTGGCTCAAGACTCTTACCATCTAAGTCTGGGCTGATTGTAAATACCGTAGCAATGTCACTTTCGTCCTTAGCATCAACATGTACTGTGATTGATTCAGGTAATGTAATTGTAGCGTCATCTGTTACAAATACACAAGCGTTTGCAAACGGAGAATTGGAAACTGTTTTCCATGTGTGATAGAAATAATTCCAGAATAAACCAGATGCTACATACTTCTCTGTAAATTTGTTATTGTTGTCATAAACCTGAAACCAGTTTTCGTCCAGAATAGCAGCTTTTACATTTTTCAACAGTGCAAGTTCTTCCGTGGTAACTTCTTCGATACCATCAGAATTAGCTCTGATAATGTCAAAACGTTCATTGTCGAACTCTGACCAGTTATCAATAAGGAACAGTCTACCCATAAAATCCGCTTTGTCCATATTGAAAGCACTTGCAAGTACATTTACATCATACTGTGCATTGAACATAGCGTCCATGAAAATAACCTGTCTTTCTTTAGGTGTGTTCGTTTTAACACCTGCTTCATTGAACTCACTTGACATAAATTGTAATAAGTTAGAAGTACCTCTAAACTGAACAGCACTTTCTGTGAGTGATTCACCAGTACCGATTGACTTCGGATGTATTCTACCATGACTGATTGCTTTAATCAACAGGTACTTAAAGAGTAGGAACTCGTCATACTCTGCACCAGTGTAAACACCATCAACAATCTTAAGAATAAGGTTCTGTACACCGTCAATGCTAAGAAATGCCTGACTTAAATCTTCGTCTTGAATAGTTACTGGGTATATTACACGCCAGTTCATTACGTGGAAAGCTGAACGAACATCTGGAATACTTCTCTGGAACTCTCTCTTAGGTGCTTTTTCTGCACTAAAGTCTACTGCTTTTGCGATTGACACGAAAATATCTTCTACAGTTTCACCGTACTCAAGATATCCTTTTTTAAGAATTGAATACGGGTTATTAAAGTTTGCGGACTGCACATTCACAATAGCAATTCTGTTAACAAGTGCGTTAATAAACTGGTTTGCAAAAGCAGGTGTTCCGCAGATAACTTCTCCGACTTTAGGAATGTCACTTGCCTTTGCTACAGCAGGTACGTTCTGCTGATAATCATATGACGCGTTCTGCCTGATAACGTTCATAATGTCGATTGTAGACGCATTGAGCGTACTATTAGCAATTCTTCTAGCCATCTTTTAAATCTCCTTAAATAAATCTGAAAATGTCCTTGGGGTGTCATCTGGTTCTGGTTTTGGTTCTAGTTTTGGGTTTGGTTCTGGTTCATCTGAGAAAAATCTTTCTGTGTATTTCTTTCTCCAATTTGCATCGTTTTCTTCGTATTTGGTTTTCCAGTCCGTACCGTCACCGTTTGCTCTTTTTTCAAAATCATCCAGTGTGTCGGTAACGTCCTCTAAAAACGATATGGATTCGTCATCAGTATTTTCTCCTAACATTGTTTTGAAACTTTCCAGAATTTCCTCTCTAGTTTTTACTGCCATTTAATCACTTCCTTTCAATTTAATAATGATATTTTAGCATCATCCAAACTGGCATTGATTTCTTTTTTGTGGTGTGTGTACCACCGCCTCCACCACCTGCCGATAAGAATCTGTAAATAAGAACGGCATTGTTGAGTCTTTCGTCAACTGATAAAAACTCATTTTTTGAAAACCATTTGTTGATTGAAGTGTCATTAGCATGTTTCGTAATAAACTCATAGGATTTTTCTGCGTAGGTCACACGGAAATCCCATGTGTGATCGTGAATACCTTCCCACCCTACATTGAAAGCATGTGTTAATTCAGCTAAATCTGTACTACTGGAAGTGAGAAAATCTGTTAACGTGGCATATTGACTAGCTTCATCTCTGGAATACCATACATTTTCGTGAATTAAATATTGAAGTTGTCCGTTACCATCATCGTCTTGATACCCATTTTCTTGAAGCCATTCATGTAACTTATAAAGTCTACCATGCGTATCTCCACCAGTGTTTGTCCATTGTCCTAGTCCAAAACCAACATTTAAACTCGTAAATGAACTAACATTCTGTCCTTCCCACATTCCTGGGTTTACACCACTTTCCTGCCACATATTACCACATATTGCTGATACAACATATGCGCTACAACCATAACCAGATGCACCACCCTCACCGTATCTAAACAATCGTGGGAATGACGTTTCATAATCTTGATTTCCAGTTGTTGATCCTATGCTTACTTGATGCGCTAACGGTGCATTGTCTGTGTGTGCCCCCATGAATACACCTTTTCCTTTACCACCTTTATAGCACATTTCTGTATGGGAAACTGAAAGACCAATATCACCCGGTAAGTATTCACCGCCTGCATCAACTTCCTTGAAATCTAGTGAAAGTAAAACGTCTGCTTCGGTATAAGTTGTGAAAGCGTTATATTTTGGTGCGTAGTTAGGTGTTGTAAATCCACCTGCTAAGAGTGCGTAGTTTATGAAAGAACTACAATCGTAATATGTAATGCCACCTACGGTCTGGGCGTTTCTATATGTCTGACTGTATCCCACGTTAGGAGCATTACACGTTTCGATTGCCCATGAATAAGCTTTATTGATGTCTGGCATTGTACTAGCCCAACATCTGGTTAACGAGTTTTTGAATCTCGTTATAATCATAACCTGCTTTTTCAAGTTTGTTTTTTCTTTCTTTTCCTACGCCCCACACACCTTTTATAACTTCTCTTGCAACTTCACCATTCGACTTGTAAGCACCTTTTGTTAAGAGTCCATTTACATAGCTTTGTACTTCGTCATAATTATAACCTGCTGTTTCTAAGAGTCTTCTTCTCTGAATACCTACGCCCCATTTACCTGCAACAACCTGTCGAGCTATTTCTTCAATAGGATAAGGTTTATTGCTGTTTGTGTTTACATCAGTAAATCGCAGGTGTAAATCCCAACCGAGGTAATAGTTATAATAGGAAGTGACACGAATTTCTTTACCTGTTTGGTCACCAGTTTTACCTCCTGTGGCTGTTCCTTTTTCGTTGATTGACGCTTCAACTATCTGGTTTTCATTGATACTCATACATACGTGGTTTCCTCTGTTTAAATGAATATCACCTGCTTTCCATGGTGCTTTGCAATCGACAAACCCTGCTTTTCTTAACTGTGATTCTAAGTTACCAGTCCATGAATACGGTGAAACAGCAAAACCTGCATAGTATAATGCTGTCCCTACCAGTGAACTACAGTCATAATCTGGACCGTTTCTGTGCTGTTGGTCATAACCATGAATATTGTCCTTTGCTGTGTTAATCATGAAAGAAACAGCTTTGTTAATGTCACCCATTTGTTACTCCTTTCTGGTGTTTGAAACGTGAAAAAGTTCCATAAGTTTACTTGGTAAAAGGTCTGAGTTAATCTTTGCTATGTTTTCAAGTATCGAAACAAGCTCAGTTGTACATGTATAAAGAACAATAACTGGTAATATTGCTACACCTAGCTTGAACCCTATAATGTCTCCATACCCGTCAACTAACCACGCCGTAAAATAACAGAAAATAAAACCCACTTTTTTGAAAAGTCCATCACGTAGTTTGGCGGATTTAATGTCTTTATTTTTTACTGCTGAAATGATTCCTGTTACTACGTCTAGGGCGTTAAACCCTAACGCTACAAAGATTGGATATAATCTCTCCATGGTATCTCCTTTCTTATTTAATTCAATTTTATTATATCACAATACTTGCAAAAAATCAATGGGTATGATATAATTAAATATGGAAAGGAGATTTTTGATATGCCAAAATATTATGACGGTACTAAATTATTGTCAATGTTAGATATCAACGGGAATAAACCAGAAATCTATATGGTTACTTCCAACCGAAGTGCGGGAAAGACAACCTATTTTAGTAGGCTGTGTATAAACAGATTTCTTGATAAAGACGAAAAGTTTGGTCTTATTTACCGTTATAATTATGAACTTGATAATGTGGCAGATAAATTCTATAAAGATATAGGTAGTTTGTTCTTCACAGGTCATACTATGACATCAAAAAGACGTGCAAGTGGAATCTTCCACGAGTTATTCTTAGACGAAAAAAGCTGTGGCTACGCTATCAGTTTAAACAGTGCTGACCAGTTAAAAAAATATAGTCACTTATTTGCTGATATTTCTAGGCTAGAGTTTGATGAATTTCAAAGCGAATCTAATCACTACTGTCCTGATGAAGTAAGAAAGTTTATCAGTATTCATACGTCTATTGCAAGAGGACAGGACAAACAGGTTCGTTATGTGCCTGTGTATATGATTGCGAACCCTGTCAGTCTTATCAATCCATATTACACAAAAATGGAAATAAGTGCTAGACTACATAAAGACACAAAATTTTTACGTGGCGACGGGTTTGTATTAGAACAGGGATTTAATAAATCAGCAAGTGAAGCACAGAAAACTAGCGGATTTAATCGAGCTTTTAAGAAAGACAGTTATGTTGGATATAGTAGTGAATGTGTTTATTTGAATGATAACCAGAGTTTTATTGAAAGACCTACTGGAAAAAATAAATACCTTTGCACACTTAAATATAAAGGTTGTGAGTTCGGTATAAGGGAATTTCCTGAAAATGGGTACTTATACTGCGATGACAGACCAGACCGCACTTTTGGTTTAAAAATCAGCGTAACAACTGACGATCATGAGCTCAATTATGTAATGTTAAAACGTAATGATTTCTTTCTGAACAACCTTAGATATTTATTTGAGCGTGGTTGCTTTAGATTTAAGGATTTAAGATGCAAAGAAGCCACATTAAGTGCACTTAGTTACTAGGTATATCTACTCATGCGATTAACATTGAGAACATAGGATAGCACTCTTGAAATTATAGAGCCTGTGTTACTTGTCGTTTTCGCTGAACGCAATGATTAACACATGAGTTATAGATATAAATAAAACAGAGGGTAAGAACTTAGTTCTCCCTCTGTTTTTTATCTCATTTCATAAGATGTATCTACGAGTAAAACACCACCACGTATCCTCTTAGGTCGTAATTTTCCAGGTACTTTCAGTCCTATTTTAAATGAACTATAATCACGTTTAATAGGGTTGTTATCTTCGTCAAATAGAAATTCTTTTTCTTCGTCAGTCCATTCTTTATTTTTATCTGCATCACCTGCTAGTGATAATTCAAATAAATCTTTGCACCGTTTTGGCATACCTGCACACTTTATATTGTTGTATGGTTCTTCTATTGGTTCAAGATTCTCTGCAACTATGTGCTCAATGTAGGTTTTCTGTCTTGTGAATATTGCTTTATCCCAACATGATTCCAATTTCCAACAACAAAAGTTTTTATCATGTACTTTGATGCCAACTATTTCTTCTGGTGGTAAATCACAGTGCATGCTGTCTGTATCTCCATAAATAAAACCTGCTTTATCGACACCATGATAATTCGCTTGTGCTGCTCTGATAGTAAAGTTTCTTGCATAACTTGTGATAGCTGAACCAACAGGTATATACCCTGCTTTCTTGTTTGATTCTGTAACAGGTAAAAATCCTATTGATTTATCATCTTTCACATATGCCAGTTTGAACGATGAATCTTTACTAGATGCCATTTTTCCGTATAAATTATTAAGAAAAAGTTTAGCTAACTCACGCAATGCACCTTTACTAACAAGCTTCTGGTGTTTGTACTTTTCAATGTATTCATCAAAGATACCTGTTAAGGCGTAAAACCAACATCCATCAAGTATTTCAAAATCAACTAAATCATAGTGGTCTTTCAATAACTGATAATCTGTCATTGTCAAGACTAATTCAACCCTTGTATCTCTTAATATACCGTCCTTATCTTTATAGAATGAGAAGTAAGAATCTGTTTTACTGTCATAAATATCTGACGATTCCAATGCTTCTGTGCCTTTATATAAGTAAGAACTTTTTATCTGGATAAACGGTAATTTATCTTTCTTGATATAAAATCTTGTTTTAACTCTAACAAAATAATACTTATTATCTGCTATAGCTTCGTCTGCAATATAGTTTCCTTTCCAGAAGCAAGGTTTACCAACTGGATACCTGTTTCCAGATTCAGACGACATCATTGATGGGTACAGTGAATTTACGTCAGCTGTAGTTCCGTTTGTTTTTATCTGGTTCTCTTTTCCTTTTACTAAATAACACCAACCACCTCTGTATGATTTTCTTATATAATCACCAGCGTTTTCGTATGTGTATTCTGTGGGGTTAATACTCACATTATACACGTCTGGAAACATTTCTTTGTACTCTAACTGGTTCTTAAGTGATTTCTTACAAATTTCTTTGTATTCTTCCAAACAACAAGATCCTATTGTTAGTTTATCGTGACCCTCGTTGAACATAATTTCAAGTGCTTCTTTAACAACAAGGACATCATTAGCAATGTATTCTTTTTCACTGTCTGATATCTCACACCCTGCATATCGAAAACCCGTGTATTCCATGTCAAGCTTCTTATGCTTTGTGCCAAAGTTATCGCCAATTCTTTTAACACTAAATGGCAAAAGCTTTAGTGAATCCCTTATTTCAATAAAGTGATTATTTACCTTTATAATAATGGTGTACCACATTCCTTTATCTGATATACTATATTTAAAGGAATTATTTTCCATAAATTTTTCTTGCAACCACTCTACCTCATTTATAGCTTCACCTGTTTTTCTGTAAGCCTGTTTGAACCCTTTATCTATCATCAAATATGACAACCAGAATGAACCATCAAACTTTAAGTTGTGGTAATAGGCTACGATATTACAATCTTGGTTTACAAAGTAATTAAACTGTTCATCAATTGAGTGAAAAATACTAACATTTTCTGTGAATAGTTCTACCGAAGCTGATGCCCATACCTCTGTGAACTCTTGTCCTTTATAAACAGTTGTTTCAAAGTCACACATAAAATATCTGTACTTTTTAATCTTCAATGGTATAGCCTAACTCGTTAAACTCGAAGGCATCAGCTAAGTCCATTTTATACTGATCACTTGCGCTAGGGAGTGCATTTATAATTCCTATAGCGTAATCTTCCAATGCTGATTCGCTGTCATATTTACTTTTATTCAAATAGTAATGCAAATCTGGCGTTGACATGATAGCTTCTACTACATCATCTATGCCCTGCTGTGTGATTAACTGGTCAATTAAAGAAGTAACTTTATCAGCTATTTCTTTAGGGTAATGTAATATGTTATTTTTTATGTCTGCTATTACTGTCCTATTAAACATTCCATCGTCACCGACTTTTAAATCACCATTTTCGTTAAAGTTCTGAGGCGTTTTTGGAATTGGAATGGCTTCACCTTTTAAGAAATCGGGTGTTACTTTTTTCAACTCATTGGTGTAACGGGTTAACTCTGCACCCTTTATTCCTTGTAATTTTAGTTCTCTTTCTGTTGGAAAATATAATTCAGTGATAAGTCCTTTTTTGTTTAATCGTCTTATGTAGCTGTTGATACGGTTTCTGTTACGTGTATAAGCTGATACTTTCTTTTTTCTTTTTGCCATGAAAAAATCACCCTCTTGTCTAAAAAAGCGTGTACCGTTTAAAAGTACACGCTGTTAATATTATTAGTTACTTAAGACTTTCTACGTCTAACTCACAATTGATAAAGTCACGCCCTGCTTTCGTCTTGCCTGATGTCTTAATGATTGTAAACGGTTTACCTTTCATGATATTTGAAATATCTCTGATTGAACGTTTGAATGTTGATGACTGACATGAATATACTTTCTTTTCTGGCGTAATAATTGAAAGAATATCAGCGATTTCAGCAGTGGACTCTTTGGTATCCTCAAATGTAAGAATACCGTCAACTGTAATGTGTGTTCCATCTGGTACGTCTTTCATTGAAATGATTGATGGTGCAATAGTCATAAGATACTGCTCAACTTCTGAAAATTCTCTGCTACACTCTTTGATATCTACCATATTCTTTTACCTCTTTCTTTTTTCTGTTATTCTGTTACGTTTTCTTCTACCGTTTTTCTCGGTGGCTGAACTTCTGCGTGTTCAATAAACTCCTGCTCTGTCATGCCGTAAAGAGTTTCAATCTCTTCCTTACCAACAATGTGTACTGGCTTCAATGTTTCCGTTTCAAGAACTTCTTTCACTTTCTTGAGAAGTTTTTCGTCGTCCTTGTAAGTACGTGGAACTACGACAGACTTGTTACAAGGTTCTCCTGTCTCAATGTCTAAGCACATTACGTTGACTTTTGTTGTGATAATAGTTCTGGTTACCATTGGTACTCTTGCCATGTTTTTCTTCCTCACTTTCTTTATTTTTTAAAACGTCAAGATATAGTTTAGTGCTATAAAGCACTAGAGCAGGTGACAGGGATTGAACCTGTTTCTCGTGAATGAGCGATGAGAGGATTATTTAAGATTCACGCATTTTACCAATAAACTACACCTACTAAGGGGGTAGGTGGCGTAGCGGATTGGAAGTCTACACCACCTATGGCAAACGTAACTCGGATCGTTCGATTATTTCCTTGCTACAATTATATAATATCATACCCCGATCTAAATGTCAACCATTATTTGAATTTTTTCCGAACAAAATACTTATCCAAAATGAACTGCTTATATTGATTTTTGATCGTGTCTGCTACTATTTTCGCAGTCATATATGAACTAGCTCGCAATTCAATACGTTGGATAGCTGTGTGCCAACATAAACAATGATTTACATAGATGTCTACCACAAGAGTCCCGTTTACCACTGTTATGGATACATCATCCTTGATGTCCTCTTTAATCATTTCCTTTACTAACTTTACATAGTGTTTACTCATTTTTGTTCCCTCTTTCTTTCTGGTTTTATTTTGAATAGTTACCGCACCTTGTTGGTGCTAAAGGGTGTACAGTGTTGAAACTGTAATCGTGCCAACCACGCACCCTTGTTAGTTTTGACTAACTTTATGCATTCTTAGCATATGTAAATTGCCATGATTAAGTCTAATCGTAATGTGCGCTTAACAGTATCTTGTTTGATTGTCAGTATACCAGAATCAAGCGAAAATGAGTCTGTTACAAAGTATTCCTCGTCTTTATCTTTAAATCTAACCGCAATGTATACTGTATTTTTGTTTCTCATACTATTCAACCTCCCTTTCTTTTTTAGTACTCCTAGGTGGAAGAACTGTAGCGTATCTGATAAAGTCCTCTTCTGTCATTCCGAATAGTAAATCCTCTACAGTGGTGTTGTTGATGTTAACCAACTTGAATGTATCGGTCTGGAAAAGCTTCTGTAGCTTTTTGAGCAGAATTTCGTTAGTGTCGTATGTGCCACCGATAGTGTACTCACGTATCTGTACTTCTGCCGTTGTGACATCAATCGTCATAACTTCTGCCGTTGTCTGGGTTACTGTCCTTGTTACCATTTTTTCTCTTGCCATAGTAATACCTCTTCTTTCTATTGCGTTGTTTATTGGTTTCTGCACCATGTAGGTGCTAATGGGCGGACAGCGTTGAAACTGTAATCGTGCCAACCACGCGCCCTTGTTAGCTATGCTTCATATCCCTGTTCTATAGCGTATGACCTTGTGTATTCATTAACGAAAATTATTTCTTTGATCCCACCCTCTTCATACTCATAGATCTCATTATTTTGAAATATTCTAACTAACCCTAACGTGTAATCGATAGAATCACATTCATCAAACTGTGTGTAATGACCATTCCACAAAGTTATAAGTATACTCATGTAAATACCCCCCCTTATACTTCACGGTAAGTTACACGTTGTGTACAACCGTACATACCACGACCGTATTCTTTATCAAACTTGCTGATGTGCTGTGCTGATGTATTAGTATATCCATACACAGCTCTTAAAAAGTCGTAGCAAGTGTCTGTTTCCTTTTCAATAATTGCTACTACTGTATTGTAGCTACGTAAGACATAGAAACTAGGCGTTTCGTAAACGTATGCTTGACAAGTTCTAAGACGTGTACCGTGATGCAAAAGAGTTCCTTTTACTTCTTCATTATAACGATCAACTACTGCCAAAACTCCCTTATTAGCTTCAATCTGTGCTTTTTTACTCAATCTCAAAATGATTCCTCTCTTTCTGTTTAATTATTCTCTTGCCATGTTTCATATAAAAGTGACCACGCCTGATTTAACTTTTCTTTAAAATCCTGCTTACCGCACTCTTTTTTCATTTTAAGTGTCAAGTCAAAGACTCGATCCTCTAATTCCTTTATAGTTTCGAGGTTCTCAATATAAAATGCTTTTCTTGGTTTCATTTTGCTTCCTCCTTTTCTTTGTACCTTTTGTGCTTTATTTTATTTTCTTTTTTGGATCCCTTCCCT